CCTTAATAAATATTGGAAACGGGAAGCCCATATCACCCACCTTTCAGGCGCATTATACCATGATTACCCGTCAATTAAAGCAATAAACGCCTTTCCCTCCTCAACCCATTGATCGAGGCTCAAATGGTTTAAGCGAGAAACATATACGCAGCGATCCATGTAATAACCATAGCCGCCCTCTGAGAACAGGAAGTAAAAATAATCCTCCCCTACCTCCAAAGATATACGATCATCATTGAGTGCCTTTAATATCGCCGCTCTGGTGGTCATAGCATCACCATAAGGCGGTCAATATTAATCGCTCCAATTACCAATATAATTGTAAATATTACCGCGATCATTGTGTCTTGCTTGTCCATATCCTTAACTCCTTTTGCTAAGTTCATCTGAGAAAGTCATGCCTTGGTCAGCATAGTAGTTTTCTTTCTCTGGGTTCCAGCCCTTCATGGCTTCCCGTGCGCTGCGACAATCAGCAATGATATATTCAAGCTCAGAGACAGTGGCTTTTTTGGCCTTGGCTGTCCAGTTTTTAAAGTCTTGTGCAGTTGCGCCGCTCATTGGGTATCTCCTTATTGCTGCCCATAAGGTTAATATAATTAACAGTCGCTATGGGGTCAACCCTCCTCGTTAAAATAATTAACGTAAAAGATGCTTTACTTATCATTTTAGATAAAATATCTATCGTGTATAGCAAATGGAGAAACGGACATGAAAGTATTTGATTTCACAAAAGGCACTAAAGGCGACTTGCTCGCCAACATCAAACTCATCGACTACGCTGGCTCGTGGGTTGTTGAGAAAGCCGGAAGAACCTTTAGGGTAAAGTTGTCAGGCGCACATGGCGGCAAGGATGACCGCTGGACATGGCACTTAAACGCTGGCCATACCGTGAATGGCAGAGACGTTCATATCGACCCGAAAGATTTTGGCGCAGATGCCATCTGCTTCTGCACCGGCGAGTTTTTCCACCAGTGGCACGCGGGTCACCCTGACGCGGAAAGCCATTGGGAATGGAATGTGATCGGCACAACAGACTGGAACCGCAGCGCGTGCAAGTCTGGAATATTGAATGCTGAGAAGCACGGGGCTTAACGCAACACGGGGAGCTTAGGCTCCCCCACTCAAACTGGGACAATACAAATGAAAATAATCGCAGGGCCATGCCAACATGAAAGCCTTGAGCATTCTTTGAAAATTGCAACTGAGTGCAAGAGAGTTTGCGATATGTACGGAATAACGTACTTCTTCAAAGCCAGCTACGACAAAGCCAATAGAACCTCAATGCACAGCAAGCGAGGAGCGGGTATGAACGCCACTCTTAGAGCCTTTAAGGAGATCAAGGCGTCCTTGGGGGTAAAAACGCTTACTGACGTTCACAGCTCCTCTCAGGTGTCCCTTATTGAGCATTGGAACGAACTCGAAGGCTCTGTGGTTGATGTCTTGCAAATACCAGCCCTTCTTTGCAGACAGACAGATTTAATCCGCCGCGCCTGTGAAACTAATATGATTGTAAATATAAAAAAGGGTCAATTCCTAGCGCCTTGGGACGTTGCAGGAATATTGAGCAAAACAGAGGGCGCAAAAGAGGTTTGGATAACAGAGAGAGGAACCAGCTTTGGATATAATAATCTGGTGGTGGATTTCACGGGAATAAAATACATGATGGAAAATTTTGATGCTGAAATTGTATTTGATGCAAGTCACAGCTCACAAAAGCCATCATCTTTGGAAGGGTCTTCCGGTGGTGATAGGTCCAATGTTTCTGTTTTAGCAAAAGCCGCAGCGGCTATTGGGGTCAAAAACTTATTTGTCGAAGTTCACGATGACCCAGATCGCGCCCCTAGTGATGGCTCGACAATGCTGCATTTAAAAGATTTTGAAAGGTTAGTAAATGAAATCCACTATCATACTCATTCCAGCTAGAATGAACTCAACTAGATTTCCGGGTAAGCCACTCACTGAATTGGGCGGGAAAACCATGATCGAAAGAGTTGAGGAAAATTGCAACTTGGGTGATCCACCTTTAATTTGTACCGATACCAAGGAAATTCAGGATAAATGCAAATTCGCAATTATAGATACAATACCATATGAGAATGGGACTGAGAGATGCGCCGGGGCAATGATCCACCTCCACGGCTTTTATGATTGCTATATCAATGTTCAGGGCGATATGCCGGATGTAAATGCAACCATGATTATGCAGGTTCAGGCGCTATTAAATGCAGGACATGATGTTGTTACGCTCTACACCGATCTTTCAAATGAAGAGAAAAACGATCCAAATGCGGTGAAGGTAATTGTGGACAAAAAAGGATACGCAAACTGGTTTGGGCGGGGAATAACGGGATATGGCGAAAAACACTTGGGAATATACGGCTTCAGCAGAGCTGCCCTTTCTAAATATCTTGAAATGGATAAATCTGACGCAGAAACCATTGAAGGCTTGGAGCAATTGAGATGGCTATATAACGGATGGAAAATAAAATGCGCGAAAGTTAGCTTTGACGGAATTGAAGTAAACACTCCAGAAGATGCGGCTCTTTGGAATTATCGAAATCGTACTTAGGGAAGCACTGGAGCGCTCATTGGTTCAATTATGCGCGGCTCCAATAGCAACAGCACTGCCCTAATTTCCTTCTCTGGATATACCGAAAAATGTTGCTCCAAAATCTCAATTCTACTTTGGCTCTGCGGGAAAGATGCGGAGCCACTCATTTCACTGATAAGTCGATCCACCCTAAAGCAAAGATCATCTATTTTTTGAGCCAATTCCAGAGAAGGTTTCAATTATTTACCAGTCCTAGTCGGCTGACTTTTCACGCTCTTTATCAAGCTCAGAGACCTTGCGATTAGCCCATGATTGGCCCTCATCACCGCCCCATCCAAGCCATGCGATCTTCCCGGCACTTGGGTATCCAGCCTCACCGCGATTAAAGCCCTGACCTTGCTTGTCCACTTCGTGACGGGCGAAAAAGCTCTTCATCCGGCGAACTGTATCAGGAGAAAGGCGCTCACGATTTATAAGCTGGTTAGCACGGGCGACACCTACTCGCGTCATCCCACGGCCAAACTCTTTGCGCATATCAAGAGCACGTTGACCGTTTATTGCCATAGCCTCAGTGGGAACTGTGTCTACATCACTCTCAGCTTTGCTCGACGTTTCAATTTCAGCCTCCCACTTTGCACAAACATATTGAGCGCGAACATCAGCATCAAAAAGTGAGCAATATCCTTGGTCATAATGGTCACAATTGCCACAGCGCTTTTCACCGGAGCTCATCCGATAGGCATCTGGAAGACTGTCTGGCACATCTGCACCGTCCGGGTATTGATCCAGTTTTAACTCGCCATAAGCCGACTTCCCGGCTTCTTCGGGTGTTTGCCCCTCATCTGGAGCTGTTTCTGGGCCACCAAGCGGGAATAGATTTGCAGCAATAAACACTTCATCCCCACCAGTAATAGGCTCCAATCCAAGGCGATCACGAGCTTCATTTCGACTAATGATACCCTCTCTAACCGCTGATGTAACATTCTCATAAATGCGGCGGCGGCGCTCTGTCATAGCCGGGATGCTTTCAATGTCATATTCGATGCGAATATCATCACCGAATGATGGTGCCAGCCACTCGTTTAAATCACTACAGACCCGCATTGCCAGCGGAATAATAGTCTCTTCATATAACGCCAAACGAGCCTCTTGGACGTTTGCATAAGTTTGGCTGTCTGGAATACCAATAAGCTGCGAGGGAATACCAAAGCAAAGCGCAATGTCTTTTGCGGCCATATGCTTTTGTTGCAAGAAATCCATGTCACGCGGGGACATTCCCATTTCTTTCCAATCGAAATCGCCCTCCAATAACATTGGTTTTCCACTGTTAGCAGTGCCACTCATACGACGATTAAGATCATCTTGAACCTGTTTGCGCTGCATTTCAGAAAGCATCATTGCATTTCCAGACGTGTCTTTTGGCTTGAAAATAACTGCGCCTGTAGGACGCGCTCCATTAACCAATAGAGCTATGTTATGCTTTGCTATGAGATTGTGCTGGTCCACATCAATGGACGCAGCCATGAGCGGAGAAAGCCCAAGGTAATCGTCCATTGGGTTCCATAGCTTAAAGTGCTTTACATCAGATTGGCCCGTAAATGGGTCAGCATCGTATGTTTTTACGACCTTTCCATTTAACTTGTAGTTATAACCCTTTGGAATGGCTGTATTGCTTGGGATAATTTCAACCCGATCAGGTCTAAGGAGGTGCAATTCTGACGGAACGCCTCCTGCCGTGCTGTTGATCGCATAGCTATTCCCTGACAATAACAAGAAAGCATAGAGAGACTGGAAGTATTCATTGCCAGCTTGAAGTGGGTTAGGGCGTTTCAACAAAGAAATCAACGGATGCTGTTCTAGCTCAATATCGCCTTGAAACACTTTAAAAGGAATGGAAGCCGCGCCTTGAGCAATCTCATTTACACAGCGATAAACAATAGCGTTCTGCTGGTATCCCTCAACCGCATAAGACCTAAAATTATCAGATCGGTTGTGAAATGGTGATGTCTGTTGGACATGAACAGTTGGAGCTTCTTTGAACTCAATTGGCATTGCTACTGTTTTACGAAAAAAATCCAAAAGGGCCATTAACTTATTCTCCACGCTGGTTGTCCTGTATTTTCAGACAAATCCGTTACGGCCCATACTAGGGCATCAAGTCTATCGGGGGAAACATTGCCTCTCCCATTATAAAAGATCATTTGCTCTTCCATCTCTGAAAATTTATCAGAATGAAATACTTTTTCACTTTCATACAAAGCTGCAATCGGTTCCGCTCTCAACATTTTTCCTCTTGTAGCCCTTACTGAACGATAGGAAACATCTTTATCTGTATTTCTTAACAGATTTTCGACAAGATCGCCACCGTTATTGACTTCAGCTATAATTCTGTCTGCCTTATATTCGTGATATTTAAAAATAGCCCTTCTTATCCACTGGTCTGGAGTGCCCCTCAAGGAAGCATCCTCAAGAATATAATACTTTTCTGTTTGAGCTGATTTACCAGCAACAACAATTCCAGTTTCATCGGATGTTGCCTTTCCCGTCACCGATGGGTCTATAGCCACCACAATCCTTGAAAGGTCAGGGACTTCATCTTTTGAAATCCTGCATTTTTCTATCATATCAGAATTCCAAAGGGCACCTTCAATTTCCTTCATATAATCACCAAGCCAAATATGATTATATTTTAATGGATTTTGCGCACGAACCCTCTCAGCCATTTCCCTTGTTGTTTCTGTTACGAATGGATTGTCCATAAAATTAACATGGACCAAAACGGCACGAGAGTTATTTTTGAAAATTTGCTCTACAGGATCAGTATCTAAATTAGGGTTCCAGCTAAACCATATTTCGGAACCATCTTTCCTTATTGTTGGGTCTAAAAGCTCAAGAGACCTGTTTGACATGGATTGCGCCTCTTCGACCCACGCAACATCAAAACCCTCTAACGATTTAATGCTTTCAGCAGTATGATCCTGCATACCCTGAAAAATAATTACGCCTGAGCCATTAAGCGGGATAATTCTATTTTTTTGGATTTCAAAATAATGACCGACACCAAGCGCTGTAATTTTATCTTTCAAAAGCTGCAAAGATGAGTATTCAAGTGACTTTTGAACTTCCCGAATACAAATTGCTTTTGTATTGGGCTCCTCAATCATTCTTTCGATCAATGCTTCACCAAAAAAATGTGACTTTCCCGATGCGCGTCCACCCTTTGCGCCCCTATATCGGGGATTTCCACGTTCACCAGTTAATAGGGGAAGGCACCATCTAGGCGTCTTTATCGGCAGGATCGACAATTATACGCTCAATTCTTGTAATGATTGCACCGCCATCTTCTCCAGTAACTTCCATATTACTTTTATCACGCTGATTAAGATATTGCTTACCAAGCCATATAAGCATCGGTGAATTTCCATTTTCGGCAGCCTCCCACTGCATACGGCGGAGCGACATTTTTCCTTCACTGTTATAACGGTTATAGAAGGCTTCAAAATTTTCCTCGCCACGCTCCTTTAATCTCCTGTTAAGCGTGGTATCTGACATATCCAATATACGGCAACACTCATCTTGAGTGCAGTGTATTCTTACCATATTTAAAAGACGTTTAAAATCTTGATCTGAAAGGGGTTTTGATGGACCCTTTGGACCTCGCTTTCCATCCTCTTGTTCCATTGATTTGTCCTCTGACATAATCACTTTCCTTTTAGAGATCATTACAAGTTTACATCATAAATTCTGAATTTCAAAGGTGCGCAATATTTAATAGAATTAGAGCCTATTGAATATCCTGCGCAAGATGTAAGAACGGGCCAAACTGATTAT